ACGTTTCGGACATTTCCAGGTTTTTGCTTGCTTTTGGGTCTAATAACCCGGCAGATACGGTAAGTGGCGCATTTGATCCCATGATCGTTCGTTGGGCCGATCAAGAAAGCCTTACGGATTGGGCCCCTGCGATCACGAATCAAGCAGGCGATTTACGCTTGTCTCACGGTTCGCAGATTGTCACAGCCGTTCAGACCCGTCAGGAGATCTTTACGCTGACTGACTCGGCTGCTTATTCACTCCAGTACATCGGAGCGCCTTTGGTTTGGGGCGCTCAGTTACTTGGCGACAACATTTCTATCGTCGGACCTAACGCCATGGTCATTGCTTCAGGCGTGGTCTTTTGGATGGGCGTTGATAAGTTTTACGTCTACGATGGTCGCGTTCAAACGCTGCCTTGTGACTTAAGACGCTACGTTTTTTCAGACTTCAATAAGACGCAAGCGAGTCAGGTCTTCGCAGGAACTAATGAGGGTTTCAATGAGGTCTGGTGGTTCTACTGCTCTGCGGACAGCACGACGGTAGATCGTTATGTAATCTTCAACTACCTGGATCGGGCGTGGTATTACGGCACGATGGCGCGCACAGCGTGGCTTGATTCGGGACTTCGCGATTACCCGCAGGCGGCTGCATACAACAACCGAGTGCTCTACCACGAGTACGGGGTGGACGACAACGCCACAGATACACCCGCTGCGATCGATGCCTACATTGAGTCGGCAGAGTTTGACATTGATGATGGCGATCACTTTATGTACGTCTATCGGACGGTGCCTGATATCACTTTTGTAGGCTCCGTAGACGACAGTGATCCTGAGGTTGTCTTTACCATCTATCCCAAAGCAAGTTCTGGCTCACCCGACGGCACTCCAGCCAGTGGCACGGTGGCCTCGCCTGATTATCCGGTCGACCAGTACACGTCACAGATCTATACCCGCTTCAGAGGCAGGCAGGCCTATATCAAGATCCGTTCTAATAAGATAGGTACGACATGGCAGCTTGGAGCGCCTCGCCTTGACATCCGCCAGGACGGTCGGGCAACAGGAAGTGGCGCATGACCTATGTCGTTACCACGGAGTACAACATTGACCGGGTGGTTCCGCCTAATCTGCCGCTTGCCCCCAATCAGTACAACTCAGCCTATCAAGAGGCATTGAACAACGTCCTGCGTCTGTACTTCAACCGGTTAGACAACCTTTTGGCGCGACTTATGGCTACAACCTCTTCTCTACCGGTCACATTACCCGCAACATACTTTGATGCGTTTGGCCGTCAGCGCGTCAGCCAACCTTACACTTTGTTTGATAGTCAGAGCCGATACGCAGCAGATAATCAATTCAGCGAATCAACAGCCAACGGCGCATCTATCACTTATAACGCAGACGAAGCAGCCGTACTACTTGCTGCGGATACAACCTCCGGGTCTACAGCAGTAAGACAAACTTATCGCTCCTTTCCGTATCAACCAGGGAAGGGTTTGCTTATTCTGTCTACGTTTGTGATGGCTGCTGCCCAAGCCAATCTGCGCCAAAGGGTTGGTTACTTCAATACACAAAACGGCGTGTTCTTTCAGAAGACTAACGCTACCAACGCTTTTGTGTTGAGATCGTATGTAACCGGCACGGTGTCTGATGCAAGGACCGTGAACCAAGCTGATTGGAATGGTGACAAGTTAGATGGCACAGGAGCCTCTGGATTAACGCTCGACACTACCAAGGCTCAGATTCTATGGATGGACTTTGAGTGGCTTGGCGTAGGATCCGTGCGGTGCGGGTTTATCATCAATGGCCAGTACATTGTTTGCCATACGTTTGAGAATGCAAACAACATATCCAACGTCTACATGACGACAGCAATTTTGCCTGTGCGCTATGAGATTGCAGCGACCGCCACGATGGCCACTGGCGCAACCATGAAGCAAATCTGCTCCACGGTCATCTCTGAGGGTGGATTCCAGCAGGTATCGCAAGAGCATATTGCTAGGCGTACAACCTCGTTTGCCAACATTGATACCGCAGCGTTCTACCCCATCGTATCAATCCGTCTTGCATCAGGTAGGACAGGGGCTGTAGTGTTACCAAGTCGTGTGCAGTTTCTGCCCCTTACCAGTCAGAACTATGAGATTGCATTGATCAAGAATCCTACTTTGACAGGGGCAACATGGGCAGCGACGGTGCCTTCAGATACGAACGTGGATTACGATGTTGCAGCAACGGCCATGTCTGGCGGCACGATCATGCAGACGGATTATGTAACGTCCACCGGTAGCGGCGGCACAGTTAATACTGCATCCCTTGTTGAATATAACTGGGATCTTCAGCTTGGCACATCGCTAACAAGCGTCAGTGATATTTATACGCTTGGCGTGAAGACGGTATCCGGTGCGACCAAGGGTGACGGCGTTGGTTCCATATCTTTTTATGATCTGACGCAATAACGTGGACAGTCATGCCCCTATTCACGCATAATATCGGCCAATATCGCGTCCTTTCCCGGCGCGCGGCCCCTTGTAGGGCCTTGGCTCATTTGGAAAGGTTAAATCATCATGGATGAAGCGATGCAGGGCATCATGTCACTGCCCGAGGGCCAAGGACCACGGGCCTCGATCACACCTGATCAAATGGCGATCTACGATCAGATGCGCCAAAGCATACCGCCTAAAGAGTTTGGCGATGAGCTCTTGAATACGGCGATGCAGGCTGATCCCCAAACGGTTCAAGCGTTCAAAGAAGAACTCATGGCGCTTGAGATCCCGCTTGATACCTTAAAGCTTTTAAACGAGATGGTTGATGCCATCTTAGCGAGTCCTGGAGACTATCAAAGCCTGCGTCGCGAGTACATGCGCCGTGGCGTAACCGAGGACCTTTTGCCTGCGCAGTTCGATCCGGCATTTTTTGCCGCTTTGAACATGGCCCTTGATCAGATACCCGTGCAGCAGCCTCAGACTCCAATGGCCATGGCAGGTGGTGGCATTGCATCGCTTGCACAGTACGGTCGCAATGGCGACACCATGCTTGCGCATATCACACCGGAAGAGGCTGCGTTGCTCAAGGCTCGTGGTGGCGCAGGCACGATTAATCCCGTGACTGGCTTGCCTGAGTTTGGAAACATTTTTTCCAGCATCGGCAAGGCGATTAAGAAGTTCGCCAGCAGCACGGTAGGCAAGATTGTTACAACGGTTGCGCTTGGGTTCTTTCTTGGGCCTGCCGCAGCATCCATGCTGGGCGTTACATCCTCTGCGGGCGTAGCAGCAGTAAGTGGCTTTTTGGGCGGCGCGGGATCCACGCTGCTTGGTGGCGGCAGCTTAAAAGAAGCTTTGAGAGCCGGTGCGGTTGGTGGTTTAACGGCAGGCGCAGCACAGGGTATTACAGGTGGCGCGGGTGCCTTTACTTCAGGCAGTTACGCAGGGCCTACTACGATCAGCGGACAGTTTGACCGTTTGATGGGCAATGCGCCTACACCTGCTCCGTTGGTTGAGCCAGGACCTGCCCCGGACCTTGCCTCACGGTCTACGATGATGGCCAACGAGTTCGTAGGACCGAATATCCCTGAGACGCCGACAACCAGTAATTACCCCATAGGGTCGCAAACACCTGCGCCTGTTGCCCCTGAGCCGACTGTCATGACGCAGGCAGGGCAGCAAGTCCCGTATTCGCAGTATCAGACAATGCCCCAGGCACCGCAGTCGGGCTATCTTGATCAGGCAAAAGGCTTATACGACAAGTACATGCCGGAAGCGCTTGGTGGATCACGCGGCATTCCGTCCCCGACGGACATTGCCGATAAGATGAGTACCGCGCAGGCCAATGTTATTGCCAGAAACCCTCAACTGGCTCAAGCGGCATTTTCGCAAAATGCTCCACAGGCCATCAAAGACGCATTTGAAACGGCAGTCACACAGGAAGCAACCAAGCTTGCAACGCCGGGACTCTTGTCTACCTACGGCCCTGCCGCAGCACTTGGTCTTGGTGTAACAGCACTTGCCGGTGGATTCAAGACAACGCCAGCTACGCCTCCGCTTGGTCCTCAAAAGACGGGTGTGGATCTTTTGAAAGAACGCCCAGACCTCTATCGCCTTTACTACGGTGGCCTTGGTCCGGGGGCCATGAAGTACAACCCGTACATGCAGCAGCAAATGGCTGCACTGCCTCCGCCACCGCCCATGGGCATGGCTCAGGGAGGTATTGCAGATCTAGATCGATTCCCGCGTAAAACAGGTCACATCAAGGGCCCTGGCACAGGGACCTCGGACTCCATTCCTGCGATGTTGTCAGACGGCGAGTTTGTATTCACGGCCAAGGCAGTGCGGTCCGTGGGCAATGGATCACGGCGCAAGGGCGCAAAGCGTCTTTATAAGTTGATGAAGGCTTTGGAGAACAGTCATGGCTGAAGTTAGTTATCAACAACAGGTCGTCCGGGAAGCCCCGGAGATCGAGGCCTATAAGCTAGGCCTTCTTGAAGAGGCACGCAATCTCTACGGTGCGCCGCTTGATCTACCTGCTTACGAGGTAGCGGGTCAGGCCCCGGGGCAGATTCAAGCGGCTGATCTCTTGCGCCAGGGGATTGGCGCGTACGAACCTTACATGCAGGCTGGCTCACAGGCCTTGACTCAAGGACAAACGCTTGCGCAGCAGGGTGCGCAGCTTGCTGGCGGCATTAACGTCCAGCCCCAGTTCCAGGCAGCTCAGTCAGCGCTTGGCCGAGGACTCGGTGCTGCCGATGTTTTAGGTGGCTACGCGCAGACCGCTGGTCAAGGTTTGCAAGATGTAATGGGCGGCATAGCGGGCATCGAGCAAGCGCGCAGGGGGCTGCCAAGCTACATGCAGGGTGACCTGGGCACGTCCCAAGCACTTTTAGGCGAGGCAACACGCGGCACAAGGGCAGCAGGACCTTCTGATTTCAGCCAGCAAGCGGGTCTTTTGCTGGGTTCGCAAGGAACGGCGGCCTCTGCTGCACAGCGTGCTGAGATGGCTGCTCAAACACCGGGCCTTCAAACCCTGTCATTCACCCAGCCCGGTATGGCAGGCGCGTACATGTCGCCTTATATGCAGTCTGTGGTGGACATCCAGCAGCGCGAAGCACAGCGTCAGGCTGACATTGCAAGAACGCAACGCGCGGGTCAGGCCGTTAGTGCAGGTGCTTTTGGAGGCTCCCGGCAAGCCGTGCTTGAGGCAGAGGCTGCGCGCAATCTTGCACAGCAAAAATCTGATATCCAGGCCATGGGCATGCAGCAGGCCTATCAACAGGCGCAACAGCAATTCAATACGGAACAGCAGGCGCGCTTAGGGGCCGCATCGACACAGGCTGGACTTGGCATGCAGGCTGCGGCTCAGCGCTTTCAGCAAGCGGGGTTTGATGCCAATACCGCGATGCAGCTTGCCCAGTTGCAGCAGACTCGTCAACAGCAGGGCATGCAGCAAGCTGCCCAGTTGCAGGGTATCGCTGGGCTTTATGGTCAGCAGGGCATGCAGCAAGCGCAGTTGGGTCAGGCTGGAACGCAACTAGCTGGTCAATTGGCAGGGCAACAGGCGCAGTTAGGCATGATGCCTGCGCAGATTGCCCAGACCCAGGCCGGGATCCTTGGTCAACAAGCCGGTCTCTATGGTCAGCTTGGTCAAGGCATTGCAGGTTTGTCCTCCCAGCAGGCAGGCATTGATCTTCAACGCGCTGCGCAATTGCAGCAGGCAGGTCAGGGTATCGGCGCGTTAGGCATGCAACAAGCTTCACTGGGTCAAGCCGTGCAGCAGGCAGGCCAAGCCGACGTCAGCGCCTTGATGGGCGTAGGTGCCATGGAGCAGGCTAATGCACAGGCGCAGCTCGATGCGATGCGCGCTACGCAAATGCAAGACGTTATGGCTCCTTACCAACAACTCGGGTTTGTGGCAGACATCTACAAAGGCGCACCCAGTTCACAGAGTGCATTGATTGCCAGCAGCCAGCCTTCGGCAAGCCCCTTCCAAACAGCCGCAGGATTAGGAATCGCAGGTTTGTCGGCTGCGGCTGGTGCTAAGAAAGTCGGACTCTTTTAGGAAAGACGATGAAATCAAAAGTCATGGATCGGCCCATGTTTAAGGGTAAAGAAGATGATCCCGAAGAGGTCGGGATCATGTCGCTTTTGATGGGCGAAGATGATGACGATGAGGACATGTCT